CTTAGTACCTGTAATTACACTCAGTAAATGGGTTAGGATCAGGTGAAGCACCTCTTGAGCATACCACACTATTCTCTTTGTTGTTTTCTTATGGTATCATCAAAATAGTGCTATACGCACTTCTTTCATAGTTTTATTTGTAATTTTGGTTAATTAATATGAGAAGGTTTTTGATTTCCCCTTCTCATTTCATGCCCTGTTGGTACAATCTTATTATCGTTGGGGAGCGATGCCTATCATTCGTAATGAGTGGGAACATTATGAAATTGGATGATAAGCAATAAGATAGTGGTTCAATTCCACTGAGGGTAATTGGGGATCACCCCATATTGTAAACTGACTTTTTTATTATGTCACCTAATTTCGCAGAATTTCTTCTTGATACTACTAACAATGGGAATGAAATCCTATCAGTCCTTGAGGATATTGTAGAAGTAGTAGAGACAGGAGGAACAGACCTATAAGGACACTTTTGGAAGTGTCACAAGCCCCCTACACAGGGGGTTTTTTATTGCTATACTAAGTACATCACCAACGGAGTTCCCAATGCCTACAACATTAACAAAACAAGAGAGAGATAGAGTAATAGGCAGTCTTCAAGAGAATGTCCTTCAATGGACAAATCAGTTATGTATTTCGCTTGCTGAGAACTACAAGCGTTATCACAGAAGAATGATTGAATCAAATGCTATAAGATTCAATAGTGATGGTAGTAGAGCAGATCTATCACGCTATGCACAAGAGCAATTAGATGCTTTAAATGATGGTTCATTCAGAGGAATGAGATTTACCATTACAACTGGTAAGAAGTATCATAAGATCATCTCAAACGATTGGGATGAGCGTAGAAAAGAATGGAATAGTGGTGGTGTTCACGCATTTGTGAACAAGCATACAGGTGAGATCTACAAGGCAGCAAGTTGGAAGTCTCCAGCAAAGCACGTTAGATATGATTTAAGAATCATTAACCAACGTGAGTATGTTCTTAATCCTGATAACTGTGGTTGGTCAGGTGGTTATCTTTATATGAGATAATCACAATGCTTGTAGATCTAATTAAACCAGAGATAAATGTTGCTCTTAAAGCTTTAAGAGCATATCCAACTCTACATCCTGATGATGAACAAGTCTATCTTCGATTGATTGAAAGATTAGAGGAGTTCCAAAAAATTTGTACTTGTAAGGAGGACATTAAGTGACAATTCCTAATTATGCTGGATTGAATGATGAACAATCCAAAAGATTTCGCTATAAAATAGGTTGGGATTGGAATCAACCTCAATCTAAAAAGATTAAAGTCAAACAATTTGAGAGTATAAAAGATAACTTTGCAGCATGGATTGTAGGTAATAGATGTAAAGATCTTCCAACACCTATCAATTCTTCTTTATTTGTTTGGGTAAGAAATAGATTAGATGATTTAATATTAGGTGATGTGTTAGAGAGAATTAGTGATGCAAAAGACGAGTCATTAGTAATAAAGATTATGAGACAAAGTAATATTGATGATGAGGTAATAAAGGTCTTTACTTTTAATAATTTTCCATCATCTTCGTATGGTAATTTACATCCAACTCAGTTCTTTACATACAACTAAGTATGACACTAAATGAACTGTCACACATCACTAGCACAATAGGTTATTATGAAGTATAATATGACTACGAAAGAAAAACTCCTATTCATTCTCTCATTCTTATGGACACTACATTGGGGAACAAGAGTCGTATCTATTATAGTGGATATGGTTATTCTAAACGCAGGTGTCAAAGTGTTACCACTTGGTTTATAAACAAATTCTTACCACGTCATCATATTGATGTTACTGTCAATCATCGTGGTATGATAAGAGAGGATGCTATGGGTTATTGTGATTGGATAGGAACATCCTATAACCCTAGAGATTTTGAGATTGAGTTACAATCCAATATGGATGAGGAAACTTATATTCAAACTCTATTGCATGAGTTGGTACACTTGAGACAATGGGTTAGGGGTACTCTGAAGATGAAAAGTGGTAAGTTTATCTGGAAAGGTGAAGACATACATCATATTGATTATATGAACCAACCTCACGAAATAGAGGCATTTTCTGAAGAAAAAACGCTATATAATGAATATGCGTTTGATAAATGGGGAGTTTGGTTAGATAATAGTTACTTTAACAATAGATTACCACGTCACCTTCTTTAAAAATGCAACTAAAGCACATCGAACATCCTGAAGATTCCATCCTAACAGGTGATTTAACTGTATTGGATTGGTTTACTGAGGTTAATAGTAAGATCTCTCTTAAGATAGATGGTACACCTTCTATTGTATGGGGAACTAACCCTGAGACTGGTAATTTCTTTGTTGGTACTAAAAGTGTATTCAATAAGATAAGGAAGAAGATTAATGAGTCCTATGAGGATATAGAGAGGAATCATCCTAATCCAGACTTGCAGAATAAATTAAAAGCGTGTTTTGATAATCTGCCAAGAACAGATAACATTTATCAAGGAGATCTTATAGGATTTGGTGGTGATGATTACTATCAACCTAATACAGTTGGTTATCTATTTCCCCATAAAATCCATCACAATATCATTGTAGCACCCCATACTGTGTATGAGATAGGTAATACTCTTAATGATAGTGTTGCAACGCCTTTAGAGTACAAATTAGAAAGCACCTATGATGGTGTGTTATTCGTTCAATGCAATGCTAAGGGTGATTTTGCGGATGAAATTGAAGAGAATTGTAAGTTTGCAAAACAGATGGCAAAAATACCTTATTATGTTAATAAGAGTAAGGCAGGTACATTGAAGCAAACTATCAATCAATGTATAAGGATGGGTAATATGCCAATAATAATGGATGATGAGTTAGAAGTCATTGCTGATGTTCATTGTGTAGATATTAACCTACTAAGATTGTGGCAGTTAGTTAAATCTATTAAAGAAGATGCACTTGCATTGTGTAGTAATGATGCGTGGTTTACAGCATACCTTGACGAAGAGATAGATGGTGAGGGATATGTTATGAGCAATAAGTATGGAACATACAAACTTGTAGATCGTGAGCAGTTTAGCAGATCAAACTTCTTAAACCAGAGATCTTGGGTCAGTTGATTAACTGTCACACATCTCATATAAAGTGGAGGTGAAACCACTATAATAAACATATCAGGAACAAACCTGATTAGTTCAATTTCAATTTTAATCAAATGGGTTACTCTCGTAACATCGACACTCTCTCTGAGAACATTCAGAATGAGTTACTTACATACTTTGATGGTATGGATGAAACAAACCTATTAGATATGTGTGATCTTGTAGTAAAGTGTTTTGAAAATCATGGATACTACAGAGTAAAGAATGAGCAAATTCATTCTAACTTTAGAGCATCCAGAATTGGTAACTATCAAGATCAAATTGAAGAGGCGAAACGTATATGTGGTGAGGAAGTAGTTGAAACTTTTCTATCTGAGGTAAACAAGTGATCACAACCACAATGTCATTCAAACCGATTACTCCAAGAGTAAGGGCAGGTAAGTGGGGTAAACATATTATGTGTCCCAACTGCAAATCTGTATCTAAAGTTTATCATTTTAGTTGGTCTGGATTAATGTGCCAACATTGTGAAGAATGTATAGATAAGTCACTATGGTCGGTGGAGCAACGCTAATGGAACCAGTAAAACTAACAATCAATCTTACTGAAGCAATAGAAGATCTTCAATTAGGTATCTGTGATGAACAAATAGCGTTCATTGCTAATGATATTAAGCGAGGATGGGATTTTTCCCACATTTATGAGGAAATCGAAGTAAAGGTGGAGGAATCTGCCAGATATGCTAACATTACACTATCCAACTGATTATTATGTCCCAACTCTCTGAAAAAACTATCAGCAAACTTGCTGACACCTTAGTAGAAGATGTTATTGATTACATTAATGATGATGATCGACTAAGAGATTTCTATCTTGAAGTGATAGGTGATGCAGTCTGTGAGAAATTGGGTAATAAAAATGAAGATGGTACTTGTACTTTTGATAGTGGCATATCTTCAGATTTGATTATTGAGATAGCGAGTAGAATAATACTAACAAGCACCCC